GCGATAAATAACGACGTTGCTAAAAGGAGAATTGTTTCGAATCCGCGTCAAGAAGCGCGAGTAAAAGAAGGAATCGCGTCGGGACGTTTCGTTCTAGAAGCGCGGAAAGAACTTTTTGATTTTATTATGAATGAACAGGAGAAGACTGGATATATTTATATTAAACCAGAAGAGATTGCATACATTAAGACTTGCTGGGAAGAATATGAAAATAATCCTTTTTACAATTAAAATAGTTTGTTTGTAATGGCGACTTACTTTAAAGTCGGAGGACACTATGGACGAAACTTTAAAATTACCTGCAACAGTAACTTTTCTCAACGCTGATGGGTTAGAGGCTAGTGGAGACGGCGATAAAATCGAATCTTTTCGAATTATCGCCAACTCCGGTAGCCGTATGTCTTTTTGGCACGGGGACGTTGTTATTGATATGAACGGCATTCGCGCTAAGAAGTCTAATATCCCTATCTTGTATGGTCATAACACTTGGGACATTGACGCTGGGATTGGGCACGTTACGAACTTCGGCGTTCAGAACGGTCAACTTATCCTTGAAGGCGTCGTTTCCCGAGACACTCCTTGCGCAAAGGAATTTGTCGCCAGTTGCAAGAAGGGCTTCCCGTGGGAAGCGTCAGTTGGCGGTAAGATAATGAAGAGTATTGCTGTTGCGGAGAAGAAGTCGCACAACGTCAACGGACGCACAGAAGAAGGCCCGTTGACTATTGCTACTGATTTTGAAGTTTATGAAACTAGCGTCGTGCTTTTTGGCGCTGACTCTAACACTTCGGCGCTTGTCAACTCGTCAGTTGAAACTGCGCCTTTTTTACGTAATGGAGAAAAAATGAACGAAGACTCTATTAAAGACGAAGGCAAGGCTCTTGAAGCGAGTCTTGGCGACGTTAAGAACGAGGCGCAAGAACCAGTTGTTGTTCAAGCTAGTGTTCTTACTGAGGACACTATTCAAGCGGAACGAGAGAAATTGGCGGCAGAAGCGCGTCGTGTTGGTGAAATTAGGAACCAGGCGACTAGTCGAGACGACTTACTTGTCGCCGAAGCTATTGAAAAAGGATGGGACTTAGACACGTTTAAGCTCCATCAGGAACTCTCGCATTTGCGCGAGGACCGTGGTAAGGCGCCGGCTATTCATGCGGGTAAAGAAGATATGAGCTCCGACGGAAAAGTTCTTGAAGCGTTTGCTGTTCGTTATTCTGGTCTTATGGACGAGAGTAAGTACGAAGACAGGACTCTTGAAGCGGCTGATAAAATTGGAAACATTGGTTTCCAAGAGTTCTGCGAGCTTGCTTGCGGACGCCGACTTGGGCGCTATCAAAGCGACCCCACTTCCTGGCTCCAAGCGGCTTTTACTACCCAGAACCTCAATTATGTTCTTACCCGCTCTTTTAACGCTATCCTTTTGGCGGCGTTTACCGAAAGCGATTCCGAATGGCGCAAAGTCTACAATATCGGACGCGTTAAGGACTTCAAGAAGTATGAACGTTACCGAATCAATCCGGTCAACTTTATGCTTGAGCCGCTGACTGACGGCGGTAAATATAAGCACGGTCAGATTTCCGACTCTGCTTATGAAGCGCAAATTGACACCTACGGAAAGATGTACGCTATCACCCGTAAGGATATGGTCAACGACGATATGGGAGTCTTTACCCAGATTCCGCGCTTCATCGGTTATGGCGCCAGTGAAACGCTTAACCGTAAATGCTGGTCGCTGTTCCTCAATCCTGCTGCGGACCCGAGCGACAGCAAAGCGTTCTACCACGAAGACCATAACAACCTCGTCTACTCTTCCCCGTTGTCTCTCGAGAACATCTCGAAAGTTCGTGCGGCTTTTGCCAAGGCGAAGAAGACTAAGGGAACGGCGGTTGTTGACGGGGATACGCCTTTGGGCATTCGTCCTGAAATCCTTGTCTGTCCTATTGAACTTGAAGACACAGCGCTTGGTTATGTCAACGCGACGTACTTCAACAACGGTTCTGCCGGATATTCGCCGGCAGATTACAACCCGCACAAAGGTCGTTGGCAAGTTGTTTCGACTCCTTTCCTTAGCGAGTCGACATTTACGGGAAACAGCGCCACTACTTGGTACATGATGGCTAATCCTCGACGCTTTGCGGCGTTCGAAATTAACTTCCTGAACGGCAAGGACTCGCCCACGATTCTGCGTGCAGACGCTGACTTCGATACGGATGGTATCCAGTTCAAGGGCTATTTCGACTTTGGTCTGTCGCAACAGGATTACCGCGCTATTACTAAGTGTATTGCGACGGCGAAGTCGTCAACTTGATAAAGAGGTAAATATATATGGCAACTGCTAGACTTTTACAAAACGCCGGAGTTTACGACTGGACGAACAGCGGCTCTGACACACTTCCCTCAGGAACCGTTGTTGCGAACGGAGCGCTTGTTGGCGTTCTCGTCCGCGCAACGGAAGCAGGAAAACTTGGCGCTGTTCAAACGGAAGGCATCTTTGAGTTCCCGATTGCTTCAGCAACTACTGCGAACCTTGGCGCCAAGGCGTATTGGGACGCTACGGACGGAGTTGTTGCGACGACTGCTTCCGGTAATACCTTTATGGGTTACTTTGTTGCGGCGAGCGCGTCCGGTGAAACTACTTGTAAGATTATGTTAGCTCAATGATTACGCTTACTGGTTACGATAACAGCAACGGAGACGCTAAGAAAATCATTGTTAGAGGTAATGAACCTGTAAGGGTTTATGATACTGAAGGCAATGACGTTACGCAATATCTTTATAACAAAGATATACTTGCGGTTTTTAGCGACTTTCCACACGGCTGGGTAGCGGCGCTTAAAACTGCTACTGCATTTGACGTTACTGAGGTATTTCTTCTTATGTCAGAAGCTAAAAATGTGGGTGAAACACCCGTTATGTTTTTCCGGTTAGAGAATAGCGAGACGGGTATTCCACTTAAAAGTTCCGACGTAACCAGTGTTACGTATACTATCTCGCGTGCCCAACGTGTGTCTATGGTCGGTGAAACTCGCAAGGAACCTATTTCGGAGGCGTGGACGAACGTGTCTATTCCTGTTGAAGATGTGTTCTTTGACGAGCCAATCGACACGGACAGGCGAGTCGACTTCGGCTATAATTTCCGATTCGAGCCGAATACGCTTACCGAGAATCCTTTTAGGAACCCTGGCACGTATTATGTCGACTTTACTGTTACGCCTGTTTCCGGAAACAAAATCCCCGTTTGCTTCGTTATTAACTTGAAAGAGAATTTGTGATGAAATTTGCGGAAGCTCTAAACTTCCATAAGGAATCACTTATAAGCAACACGGCTGTCCGTGTTCTCGTTCAAGTTAGAACTCCAAACGGATACACTGATTTCGGCGAGGTCGACGCTGTTCTGGGCAAGACAAAAGTTGAAGACTTTGACGGCGTTCAGAAACGTGTCGACGTATACGTATTCGATTTCATCATCGCTGGCGAGCACGGGTATGTTCCACGAGTAGGAGACCGCTTTATTTATAATGGCGGTAGGTATGTGGTTAGACCAATCAATAACGAATGTTGGAGATGGGATAACCCATATGAAGTCCTAATGAGGATACACACCCAGAAAGAAGCGACAACTAATCCTTAATTACAATGGCATTTAATCAACCGTTATCGTTACGTGTAGCAAGGGGAGTAGCAAGAGCTATCTACGACTTGGGAATCTGGAAAGATTCGCCTGTCGAGGTCTGCTTTGTTCCCTATTACGACACGACGACGGAATCGGGAATAAAGGTTTATGTCATCCCGTCAAACATCTCTATCGACTCGACAGTTGGAAGGGACGTTTCAAAGATAATCTTTACGACACAAATTGTCATAATGAAGTATCTTTCGTTCTATGAAATTGAAGAAGCGGAAGACGTTCTTCTCGTCTCTGAGTCGATGTTGGATTTGGCGGGTAAGAAGATTAGTTTGACGCCAGATAGCGACGACAACGACTACGTTGAAATTGAAACCGTATTTTCCAATTCGCCGGAAACAATTTCGTGGAACGGGAACTGGCAAATTGACGGTCTAATTGAAAAGGACCAGCTCGCTCATTCGAACGTTTACACAGCGACTTATATCGTTTGTGGAACACGATACATCGAGAAGACGTAATGGCAAAAAAAGTACGTAAAGGCAACTTCCGCTACTTTGACGACCCTACTATTTATAGATACATAGATAAGGCAACAGCCGATGGGTTAGGGAAGTGGGGAGCTTATGTTCGTCGTACAGCCAGACAGTCGATTAAAGAGCGTCCTGGACCGTCAAAACCAGGCTCCCCACCCCACTCCCACGTTGGCACGTTGAAGAAGCTGATTGAATTTGCTTTTGACACGACAACAAAAACGGTGGTAGTTGGACCGGAAATCTCAACGAATCCGTCAGGAGCTCCAAATATCTTGGAGTTTAGCGGACGGATTCGGAAGAGGAATAAGAAGCCAGTTTTAAAACAGAAGACTTTTAAAATTGGCGATAATGGACCAATAAGATTCGCTATCAAAGATGGGAAGGCGGTGCCTGTCTTTGCAAAGATAAAGACCGAACCGCAAGCTAGACGTGCAACTCTTAACTTTGCACATATGGTGCAAGAAAGAGAACAAGAGAATAAGCGTTTAGAAACGTCAAAACCATTTGTTGCCGCACGTCCGTATATGGGACCTGCGATGATAAAGAATATTAAATCCGCGCCTAAACACTTTAAATCTGTTTTGAAAGGTAAATAATGGCTGCAATTCCGAATGAAATTCTTTTGGGGAAGGACTGCACGTTTACTATTGACGGAGCCGAACTCAAAGGTATTGTCGACGTTACTATTACTTGTGAAGCTGAAACGATTGATACTTCTACTCGCGACGACGAAGGGTTTTCCTCTAAATTGCCTGGTATGAAATCCGTTTCGATTTCGCTTAACCTTAAACGATATAAGAGCGGAGCTAACGCTACTTCACAGGACGCGCTCCGAACTGCGTGGCTCGCAGAAACGCCGACTGGTATTTCTGTGGTTTCCGACAAGGGCTTGCTCGCTTTTACGGGAACGTTTATTATTACGTCGCTCGAGGAAAGTCAGGGGAAGGACGAGGCTGTAACCCTCTCCGCTACTCTCGAGAACTACGGAAAAGTTACGGTTGCTTCTGCTTCTTCCTCAACGTGATGAAATAATCGCAGAAACTTTTAAAAAGCGCTTGGGGGTTGGCGGCGAGAGTATTTCTGCGATTCTTTGACTTTTGCCGTTGACCCCCATTCCTAAAATAGAAAGAAAAGAGATGTCAGTATTTACCGATTCAGCTGGTCGTGATTGGAACATTAAACTTACATTAGGAACTGCAAGAAAAGTGTTCCTTGAAACTGATATTGACCTGCTTAATATCAGCACGCTTGTCGATTCCGAAGACGAGGAGAACTCAACTGCCGCACGCCTTATCACCGACGATTTGTTCATCGGCGAGATTATCGCTATCCTTATTGGAAAACAAGCGGAAGAACGTGGAATTAGGAAAGAGGATATTTACGACTTGTTTGACGGTGAAACACTGGCAAAAGCACATCTTGCGTTCCTCGAGGAATACAAGGTTTTTTTTACGGAGAGAGGGAACCGGACCTCACGCGACGTGATAGCGAAGATGGAGGAGATGATGACGATTCTTGCGACGAAGAGTGCGGTGGAGGAAGCGGAGGAGATGAAGAAGGAACTGGAGAAGAGCGAAGCAAAATCACCTGGGAAGAAGTCATAAAGACTGCTGGACGAGCAGGACTTGCTGACTTCTACGATTATACGTGGTTTGAACTTTTACGATACGCCGAAGGACGTATGGAGATTGGGTGGGAGTACGCTTCCTATATAGCTTCATATATCCTCAATGTAAATGTAACTAAACCATCACATAGAAGAACGCCGGAACAACTTAACCCGATGATTCCGGAAAAGAAGAAACCGAAACGAGAATCAACAGATGAAGAGATAAAGAGATTTGCTCTTCAATTTCGCAAATAGGGGCGCTAAATGGCTTCCGCTGGGAAAGTAAGAGCTGGTCAAGCTTTTGTCGAGTTAATTCTTGCGTCAAAAGAATTTGACAAAGGCTTAAAGAACATCCGAACTAACATGGCTAGTTTCGGAAAGGCTATTGAACAGTATTCAACAATTACAATAACCTTAGCTGTTACTTCCCTCTTCCCGTTGCGACGGGCAATTAATGAGTTTGGTGAGTTTGACAAGAAAATGCGACTTGTCAACTCTGTTACCAATGCAACGGAAGCAGATTTCAAGTCCCTATCTAAAACTGTTCGTCTGCTAGGTCGCGAGACCATTTTTTCTGCTCGGCAAGTAAGCGACGCAATGCTAATCCTTGCCCGCGCCGGCTTTACGTCAAAGGAAGCTGAACGCGGCGCAAGGGACTTCTTGAACCTATCTCTTGCAACCGACACTAATCTAGAACGCTCTATTGAAATCGCCGCCGCAACTATCCGCGGTTTCGATATGCCTATTTCTAGGGCAACAGAAGTTGTCGACATTCTAACCGCCGCCGCTAACATCTCCGCTCAGTCCTTAGAGGAACTCGGACACGGATTTAAATTCATCGTCCCTATTGCTAAGAGCGCTGGTATGTCTCTTAAAGAAACAGCGCAAATGTCTGCTTATCTGGCAAATATGGGACTCAAAGGTTCTAACGCCGCTACGAACTTGCGTAACATTCTTCTCAGAATGCCAACAATGCAAGGCAAGTATAAAGACCTGCTCAACATTGACGTTAAGGATGAGTTAGGGAACCTGAGAGGACTTGTCGACGTCTTGCGCGACGTCAAAGAAGCTGTTGATAATCTACCATCAGGAGAGCGTCTTGTTATCCTGAACCAGCTATTTGGTCGATACGGCGTCTCCGGCGCCGCCGCCTTTATCTCCGGTTCAGAGATGAGAGAGGTCTTTGAGACTATTGACAATGCTACTGGCGAGGCTTCTAGGGTTGCAGAGGCTGTTGCAACAGGCGTCTCTGGTTCTATATCTATTATGGCAAATAGAACCAGAGACGCATTCATTGAGCTTGGTGAAGTCATTCAGCCTACTGTCTTTGGGATAGCTAGTGAAATAGGATTTATGACGGATGATTTTAAGGCGTTTGTACGTGAAAACGCTGATGAAATCAACACGTTTGTAAAAGCCCTTGCTGAGATGGGACGCGTTATTGTAGAGATTATTGCGGCTTTTGGAAAGTTTGCTGTCAATCATCCAAAACTTACTACGTCTCTTCTTCTAATTGCGTCAACTGCTCCGCAAATCCTCTTACTTGTAAAAGCGCTTACCATCTTAAAGACAGCATTAAGTAGTATTGCAACTGTCGGTAAAGCGTTTGCGTTTTCTATTAAAGAGGGAGCCGCGACTAAACGTTGGATTGACAATTCTATCACAGACAGAATCAACGCCAAGATAAAGAAATCTGACGCTGAAGAATACACACGCCGTGAAACAATTATGCGCGACGACATTTTCAAAAAACGTCGCGAATTAGATATAGATTTAAAACTAAGAAAAGAAAAAGAAGCTAACCGCGAGTATGAAAAAGTCTTAAAGGAAAGAAACGAACTCGTTGAAAAGCTTTCTGCTATTACCCCTGAACAGGAAAAGTACAGGGACGCTAGAAATAAAGTCGTTGAAGAGGAAAAACTTAAATACGACGAGTTCAAAAAAATAGAAAAGGACTATATCCAGAAACGTGGTGAGTTAGCTAAGCGTGTCGAAGCGCCGTTCGTAAGAGATGGAAAAGTAAAGATGGATTTTGAAATCTTTACTAACAAAGAAGCTATTAAAGAAGCGATTGAGGGCGCTGGAAAAGCCGCTGAAAAGTTAAAGAACGCTAACTATGACGTCGTCTCACTTAAAAAACAAATTGCCGATTTGGAAGCAAAAGGCGGAGGGAAGAGGAAACTTGCGTCTTTACAGAAACAATTAGCCGCCGCTGAACTTATCAAAGAAGACGCTGGGAAAGCATATTTAAAGAGTATGGTTGACCTTACTACACTTAGAAGCGCTGATTTGAAAGCGGAGATGAAGCGTGTTGAGACTGAAATTGCTTCGGCGGAGAGCGATTTAGTTGCAAAGAAAGATAAACTCGAAGCGTTTAGCGGGACCGTAAAGGATAAAGCCTCGCAATTTAGGAAAGAACCAGTTGACTTCTTTAAAGATAGAGTCGCAAAAGCAAAAGAAGATATAGAAGTAGCGAAGAAGAACGCCGCGGACCTTAGTGCGGAACTTGACTCTTTATATGAGGTGAAAGATGGTAAGAAGGTTGCAAAAGCTATCTCTGGTGGCGCCGCAAAGCGACGAAGTTTGCAACTCAAACTTGCTACTGCAAACAAAAAACTTGCGAAGAGCGAAGAGGATTTAGTTAGCGCTGAAAAAGACTTGGTCAACGCCGAAGTTTTCAAGTCTTATCAAAATGAAATTGGTAGGACTGAGGAGAAAGTTGTCTCACTTAAAAAGGAACTTGGACAGTTAAAGAACCAAGATATTGAGCTGAACTTTGAAGGGATAGAGAAAGGATCTGCAGTTGCAATATCAACATTAGGTTGTAAGTCTAATGAAGAGCTATTTATGAATGGGTACAAGGCTATGATGAAAACACTAGAGCCATCATTAGTAATTTGCTATGATAAACCATTTAAAGAGATGAAAGATGATACAATTCACATTGAGTATCGCTGCCCAAGAGGAGGTGTTTAGTATGGGAGGAAGGGGATCAATATCTAGAATAACTAATCAAATTAATATGCAGGATATAGTTAATAAAGATGAAATAGACCAAATTAAGATTAGATCAGACGAACTTAGACTGGGAAATCCTTTAGTTATGGGTGTATCTGATAAATCTGGTTTAAGGCAATGTCGTTGTTGTGAATGTTATTCAATACCTGCGAATTCCACAAATTATGAATGCGAAATTTGTGGATGGATTGATAATGAACATCAAAACAATAATATTGATAGCCTAGATGGACCTAATAATATAACTTTAAGAGAGGCAAAACATAAATGGAATCTAAGGAATATGTAGGTGCTTTATA